AACACAACGCAAACGCCGATTTTTTCATAAGAAACGCGGCGGAGAAAACATTGTTGTAGCAGGTCCATTGGGAGTAATGTCGAAACAAGAATATAATCAAACGATGGAAAACCGAGATCGTCAGGGTGTTGATTATTAAGTATCCGGTTACACCGTGTTTCATTATGATAAGAAACGTTCTCATGAACACTAGATGTCCGCATTGCGAGAGAATGCTCCACGGAATCGTGTGGAGTTTGCCTCATGGGAGGAGGTAGAAGTGGCGCCTGATTTATATGATACAGGGGTAACAGGAAAATATCGGTCCACGGTTTCAAATATCTTATCCAAACAATGTACGGAAGTGAAATTATTATCAGAAGACATGATTCAGACGACCTCGCATCTTTCTAAAAAGAAATTGAAAGATCTGATCACGAAACAAAACAATGAGATCTTTTCGTTTATGATTCATCCTGAAAAGATTCCGCCCTCACTGGGAGCAGCCGAAACGATCTTTCGAAGATATGGTCGTGAGATTCCATCGATCAAGATCCAACCCTCGATTGGAACGGAGTTAAACTTGGACATGTCGATGGATCAAACGCTAACAGAATTTAATGACGAATTGATCCGTCAACGTACGAATAGTGGGATAATGGATTATGTGGCGCATACACGTTGGTTATCGGCGCAATATAAAACGATTGGAGAAGAGGTACTGCGTGTAGAGACGATATTGTTTCAAAAGATTGACATGTTAGATAAACTTCAACAGAGGATGCCATTGATTTCAGGATTGGCGCATAATGATGCGCTACCTGAATTGATTGATTCGTTTACAAAGTATGCTGAATCCGTGTATGAATCATCCAAGTTTGAAGAGAATTATCATCAGTTGATTGAGATGTATAAGAAATGGAATGTATGCCGAGAATTATTATCGGTTCAAACATTGATGAAAAAAGATACGTCAGAACCGCCTTGTTCCATATGTTTAGTAGAATCGGTTTCGTATACCATTGTTCCGTGTGGTCATACGTATTGTAGTGGATGTTCAAAGAAGCAAAATACGACGTGTTTTATTTGCCGTGGTCCGATTCGAGAGAGGGTGAAGTTGTTTTTTGCGTAAGCCTATGGCTCCACGCGCACCTGGAACACCGCACGGCGATGTGACGCTGTGCGTGAGCCTATGGCTCCACGCGCACCTGGAAGTCGTTCGGTCGAAGTGCCACATTTCGAAGGGCTTCCCGTTGTTCTTCATTGAGTTCCGTTACTTCACATACGCGCTGAAAGAGTGTTTCTGCCACAGAATACCACAATTCATACAGAATGTTCTGCGCAATGGTCTCGTTACTTGACATGGGTAACTTATCTTGATAGAATAACACGAATCAAATTTTATATAAAAGGGTTTAAACCATTACCCCCTGTTATGTATAATTGGGAATGGCGGAAGAATCACAGGCACTTACCACTCCACAAGAGAGTGAATTATCAATGTTAACTCATTCGATTATTGAGTGGCGTCGTTTGAAAGTACTAAACGATGGCCGAAAGCAGGAGATGAAAGAGGCCAATACGAAGATGAAGGCGCTAGAGGAGATCATTGTTCGTGTGATGAAGAGCCATAACATTGGAGCATTGGACTTGAAGAATTCGGGCGGTCGTGTCTTGTTTAAGAAGCAGAAGCGTCAGGGCGGAATGGGTCAGAAGGCGATGGAGAAGTTGATCGCGGAGCACCTAGAGTCACAGGAGAAGGCGATTAACTTGATGAAGTACATTCAAGATCATCGTGAGGTGGTAATTAAGGAATCCATCCATTACGAAAAAACGGACGAGTAGATAGAAATGTTACAAGATCTTTGCCGAGCAGGAGTGGAATGCATGACAGACATGTCCGGATCATCTTCGCATCGCAAGGAGACCTATAAGGATGTGGTGGCATCTCTACTCGCATTTATCATCGCCATCCTCATTTTGTCGTTTGCTGGCAAGTATTTGTGGAACGCTTCGGTGGCGGAGTTGTTTACGTTTGCCCGCCCGGTCCAATCGGTCTGGCAGATTATCGCATTGATGCTGTTGATGTCAATCTTCCGTTAAGAATTTACTGTTTAGTAAATAGAACCATGGAATATCTTCTACCTATTCTTATTATCGTGTTTGTTGCGATCATTGGATACGTTATTTATGCGAATTGGCCGAAGGCGGCAGCGGCTGTCACACCCGATCAGACATGCCAGTCGTGTGGCGCACCTGCTCCTCCATCCGGATCGTGTAACGCGTGTGGAGCTCCACCTCCGCCCCCACCCAATCCATCGGGTCCGTGTAATCAATGCGGCATGCCGAAGCCGCAATGTGGCTGCCCGAAGAAGCAAGCGGGATGCCAATTTTGTTAAAAGATGACATGTACATGTTGTACAACAGATCTTTTAAGAACAATAGTGAAAATAAGCCATCCAATCCGCAAAGTCAATTTGATCGGTACGAATATGGTCACAGTATTCCATCCATTGAATGAGCACAATGCTAGTTATATAAATCGCAGTGCGTGTGGATACCATTCTATAAAGGAATATAATCGTACGACTTTAGATCTTTCGTGCGAGATGGCGAAGTATGATGAATTTCTAGTAAGAACTTTTTAAAAAGGTTTAGTTCATATGAAATCCTTTCATTTTCTTGGCATGGGATTCTAAAAGAAGACCTTGCTTTTTCATTTTTTTGGTTTCATTACGAGAATGTTTTTCTCCCGTCATCGGATCAATGTATCCATAATAATACGCATACGCATCTTCCCATTGTTTCAGCGTCATGGATGGTGAAAAGAGCCGTCGTGAAACATATACATGGTCCAGCATGAAGTAGACGTATTGTGTTCCTAAGAGAACAGGATAGGGTACATCACTATTACCAATCATGGAAAAATAGGAATCAACCTCATCTTCCATTTGGAATTCATAGATTTTAGAACCGATATACATGTATTTCTTTCCAGAAAGGTGAAGAAGGATAGTATTTCCAGCATTTTTTCCTTTTGGTCCTAGATAACTCTTGTTTACACGAACAGTTTTAATCAATTTATCATAGATATAGTTACCATCTAGGGATGTACCATTATCTAGGAATGTACCTTTATAAATACTTGCGGTAAATCCATATAGATACACACGAAAGGGGCGACCACCATTATCATGAATGTCATAGAACGTTCCTTTTGGTTTCTCTACTTTTTTCCATGTATAAACTCCACGTTTATTGGCTTGGGAAACATACATACCATCTTTTCCTTTTTTACGGGTCCCTTTACAATTGCTGGCATGAAAGGCAGGCGATTTCCTAGTTTGATATTTTGCCGATTTTACCTCCTTACACGACATTACTACTCATAGTTTTTAATTAAATCACACTGTTCCACCGCAGGTGATACAGGATTGTATTTATACAGCCCCGTTCCACCGCAGGTGATGCGGTACGGTTATCAAACCGCACCGTTCCAACCGCTCGCGCTGACTCCGCCGTATTTGTATTCATAGTCACGACGATCCTTCAGATTCTCAGGTAAAAAGCCGCTCACATCACCGCCGTTCTGTTTACTGACATCCTTCAGGCATTTGCTGGTAGAAATGTGATACACATCATCAAACAGCGCAGTAAAGAGCTTCTCGGCAGAAACCACATCGGATTCGGACAGATTGGCGTGGGTACACAGTTTGCGCATAAGAACCTTGGCGCGATCGCGCCAGGTGGAAAAGCTGATGTCCAAATCACGAGGGGCGACGGTATGATTCAAGCACATTCCACAGAGTTCCGCAACGGCTACGCGATCGTGTGCGCTCTCAAAGGCTTGACCGCGGGTGGCTTCCACGATTCCGCTGGGGGAAAGCAAATCCTTCTTCAAGCATGCGAGTTTGCTGAGAATCAAGGTTAATTCACGAAAGTCATCCGAGCCGTCTGAGGGGTATCCACTGACACGACCTGATACCATATCGAGTAATTGGGATGCTTCAGGAAGGGTCCGGAGACAATCAGGTATACCCGTTCCACGAGCAGCGCCTCCATAAAAGCCCTCATCCATCGGAACAAATGAGGGGGTAAAAAGTGTGGTTCGTACAATTAATCCCACAATAATCGCAACAAATAAGATCGTAATGATCCAATCATAAGGAACCGTGCCGTCCATTCTATTAAGTGGAGATTTTCTATCTTGTTTTATAGAATGAACGCCAGTGACATTGTGAAGAGTCGGCAAAACAAGGTACTATATAAGGCCTATTATCAACCAACCGTCTTTCAATCCACTGTGGTAACGACACAACTACCGATTAGTTCTTATAATGGAGGATTTGACAGCTTCAGTTCGGTAACAAATACGGTGTATACGTATTCGTCTCAGCCGACATTTTTTAGTTATGAACTTCTCAATGAAGTGAAGAATGGAAAGGATGTTTGTACAGGAACATGTGCTTCTCAAGTGACATGGATGAACCTGACGAGCACGATGCAATATCTGTATGCTACCAATTATTCGACGTTATCTACACCACTGAATATCGCAGTTACGTCTACATTTGTAAAGGGAAGCAAGGGACCCGTGATTTGCCCGTTGGTAGCATTTTATCAGGGTACCAATGTTGATAATTCATATCCTACTTATGATGGTTCCACTGGGAAATATTAATAATACGGATGAGTAGAATGGACTCCAGCGAACTATTACGATTACGAACGGGAGCTTGTAATCATAATGAATGTTGTACTCAATCCGTTCCGTTAGGTCCAAGTCCTACAGGATTACAGGGACCGACTGGATGGCAAGGATTGATAGGACCGACAGGTCAAGGAATAACGGGACAGCAAGGACCGCAGGGGATTCAAGGTTCACAAGGGATCCAAGGACCGCCAGGTAATCAAGGTGAACAAGGTGATCCAGGGATTCAAGGTCCGCAAGGGATTCAAGGCCTGCGAGGCCTACAGGGTGAACAGGGTCCACAAGGAAATCAAGGAGATCAAGGTCCACAAGGCGATCCAGGTCCGACTGGAACAAAAGGTCCTACAGGAAATAAAGGTGACACGGGAGCTCAAGGTATCCAAGGGATTCAGGGAATCCAAGGTAATACAGGTGATCAGGGAATCCAAGGACCCACAGGAGATCAAGGGATTCAAGGACCAATGGGAGATCAAGGGATTCAAGGTATTCAAGGAGACCAGGGTATTCAAGGCCCAACAGGTGATCAAGGAATCCAGGGTATTCAAGGTATTCAAGGTATTCAAGGAGACCAGGGTATTCAAGGCCCAACAGGTGATCAAGGAATCCAGGGTATTCAAGGTATTCAAGGTATTCAAGGAGACCAGGGTATTCAAGG